AAGTCTTTTAAACTATGAATTAAAAAGGGCTGCCTTAATGACAAATGAGCAATTTAAAGCAAACCATAGAAATTTAGAGATAAAAAACTTTGATTCACTACCAGAGCCAAGTCATATAATTTACGCACAAGCAGAATAATTATGAGCGAGAATACACAACTAACTTTGGCAGACTTGACATTAGATGTCGAGGAAGCCTACAAAAACGACCAACTAAACCTCATCTTAAACACTCCTCCTCCTGCAAAGTGGGTTAAAGAGCATCCTTACATCAGAGGCTACAACTACCTACCTATTGACAAGGTAGAACTACTCCTTAAACGTATCTTTAAGACTTATAAACTTGAGATAACAGGGCAAGGAACGGCATTTAATGGAGTTTGGGTAACGGTAAGAATAACCGTAAAGAACCCTACAACGGGAGAAGAGATGCAAGCAGACGGAATCGGGGCAGCACAACTTCAGACTAAGAAGGACACATCACCCGCAGACCTCCAGAACATTAATAATGGTGCTTTAGCAATGGCTTTCCCAATCGCTAAGACCTTAGCCGTAAAAGATGCAGCCGACCATTTCGGTTCTATCTTCGGTGCTAACTTAAATCGCAAGGATGTACAACCTTATCAGGCAGACACTAATTTATCAAAATTCGGTAACAACAAGGAGAAACTACAATGATAAAAAGATACGTATTTGAAACAGAAACAGATTGGCTAAATTGGCGAACATTTTTATTTACTTCAAGCGAAGTCAACCGTCTAATGGCTGAACCAACAAAGAAAGCTAAAGAAGCAGGAAAACTACTTAGCGAAGGTGCTATAACCTACATAATGGAAAAAATAGCAGCACAATTCGAAGCACCTAAACCACAATTCTTCAACTCGGAGATGCAGTGGGGAAAAGACAACGAACCAAGTGCGGCACTTAGACTATGCGAGGTTCTAAATCTTGACCCACAAAGTGATGAAGTAATCTACACGAGTGAAGGAGGAACGGTTTTGTTTAGTGATGGGAAACTTGGCGGCACTCCAGACCTTATTCTTCCCGATGCAATCGCAGAAATCAAATGTCCAAACTCGGACACTCATCTATATTACAAGGCGTTTGTCAACGAGGCTAACTTCCAAGACCAACTTCCTAAGTATTACGACCAGATGCAAGCTAATATGTACTTGTGTGAGCGTGATAAGTGCTATTTCTTAAGCTATGACCCACGTTTTAAAATTGAGAGTAGGCAAATACATCTTCTTGAAATTGAACGCAACCAAGAGCGTATAAACGCTATTCTTGAAAAAGTAGAAATAGCAACTGAATTAATGAACAAACTTAAAAATATATTATAATGGAAATCAAAGGACAAGTGGTAGTAATTCTACCTTTAGAATCAGGAATCACAAAAGCAGGCAAGGATTGGCAAAAACTCACTATTGTAATCGAGTTTAGCGAAGGCAATTACCAAAAGAAGGTAGCACTAAGCGCAAGTAAGGAAGAGTTAATTAAAACCCTTCAAAACCTCAAACAAGGAGATTCGATAACCGCATCAATAAATCTGGAGAGCAGAGAGTTCAATGGCAAGTGGTTTAATTCGGTCAATGTTTGGAAGGTAGTTTTAGGATAGTGGATAACGTTTTGCAGATTGGCGGTCGTTTTAATGCCGCCAATGTGCTGTTAGCTTTAGTTGCCTTGCGTGGGATTTATTAACGAAAATTTGAAATACAATGAATAAACAAGAAGAAAGATACTTAGTAAAACAAAGGGCTGAAACAGATGTAATAGAACAAGGTTCAGTTCAAAAAGCAATTCAATACCTAAAAACTGAACTTGAAGAAATGGAAGCCCTTTGGAGCAGATATTCTTCTGATTGTTTGGGACACGGAATAACTTGCACACGATTGAAAATTTCGTGGCTAGAGCGTGGGTTGGCAGGCAATTGAAGCTAACAATTCGCTTTACGCAACTCACTTCGTAAAGCACTCCAAAAACAACAAATAAATAATAAAATGTCAAAACAATTACCAAACACAAGAGAAGAAGCATTTGCTTACCAATTTGAGGATGATGTTAAAATTCTTCATTCTATGGCTGTAATGGGCAAAGAAGGATTTAGGAAACATTTAGCTGTATTACAAGCACACATTGATGCTTATAATAATTTAGATTTACAAAAATCTTGCGAAGAAGCCGAAAGAAAACACAAAATTCAAAAGCAGTATATGTTGGATAATTATGGGTTGTCTTAGCAAAGCACACTTAAAACAACAAATAAACGAATAAAAAAAATGACAACGCAAAAAAAAGCATTTATCGAATGGCTAAGTGCCAAGTATTCGATAAACTTCAAAGAAGAACTTAGAATCTGGAAAACTGAAACCGTAGACACCGACTATGTAAACGAGTTATTTGATATTGCACTTATGGAGTTTGGACTTACCAGACATCAATTAGAAAGTGCGAATAGAAAGGCTGATATAATAGCAGTTAGGCACTATATGATGTACTTACTTGCTGACAAAGGTTGGTTTAGTTTACTTGCCATAAGTCGCAAGTTTGGAAGCCGCGACCATTCAACCGTAATTCACGCTAAGAATAAAATAGCCGATTTACTTCAAGTTAACGATGCGAGGACAATTAGCACTAAACAAAGATTTGATAAATACCTTAACACAATACAACAACAATGACATACCAAGAATTTTTACAAGGCAAAAGACACTTGTTAGGGGAGTTTGGATTTGAGCCAAATTATTTCCCTAATATAGCTTTTGACTTTCAAAATCATATAATTGAGAAAGCTATCAAAAAGGGCAGAATGGCAATATTTGCCGATACTGGGTTGGGTAAAACTTTAATTCAATTGGCAATAGCAAAAAACATCATTCAGCATACTAATAAAAAAGTATTGATATTAACCCCTTTAGCTGTTGCCTTTCAATTTATATTAGAAGCTGATAAACTTGGAATTGACGATATAGAATACTCTAAAGACGGAAAGTATACCAAAAAAATAGTTATATGTAATTATGAGCGTTTACACTATTTTAACTCACAAGATTTTGAAGGGGTTATTTTGGATGAAAGTTCAATACTTAAGAATTTTGACGGCAAAATAAAAAACCAAGTAAACTCTTTTGTAAAAAAGATTCCTTATAGATATTTAAGCACAGCAACCCCATCCCCGAATGATTTTATTGAATTAGGAACAAGTAGCGAGGCTTTGGGCTATATGGGCTATATGGATATGCTTACCAAGTTTTTTAAGAACAATCAAAATAGCGTAGATTCTAATAATAGAAACATTGGCGAAAAGTTTTACTTAAAACCTCACGGAGAAAAAGACTTTTTTGCTTGGGTTAATCAATGGGCTATTATGGTAAAAATGCCAAGTGATTTAGGGTTTTCAAATGATAGATACAATCTCCCTAATTTAGTTGTAAATAAGCACAAGGTGCAAAACCAAAGCCTTATAACTATTGACGGCCAAGTTCAAATGTTTACACCTATTGCCAAATCAATGACCGAAGTTAGACATGAGCAAAAGCAAACCGAGTTAAAAAGGTGCGAAAAGGCCGTAGAATTGTCTAATGGTAAGTTATCTGTTTATTGGTGCAATACTAACAATGAAAGCGCCCTACTCAAGTCAATGGATAAAGAAGCTATTGAAATAATAGGCAGTCAATCTATTGAGAAAAAAGAAGAAATACTTTTAGCCTTTGCCAATGGAGAAATAAAAAGGTTAATAACTAAAGCTAAAATGACGGGTATGGGATTAAATTGGCAACATTGTAATCATTCGGTTTTCTTCCCTACATGGAGTTATGAACAATACTACCAAGCTATAAGAAGGTTTTGGAGATTTGGACAAAAAAATGATGTAACTATTGACATGGTTATATCTGACGGTCAAACAAGGGTTATAGAAGCTTTAGAACAAAAAACAGAAAAGGCAATCCAACTGCACAAATCATTGACAGAAAACGTAAACAACTCATTTAAAAACATAACAAAAGAATTTAACAAACCAATTTTAACACCAAAATTTTTATAACATGGAAAACAACGTAAAAGACCAATTACATACTGACAGATACTCAATTTATAATTCAGATTGTATGTTAGTAATGCCAACTATCCCAAATGAAAGCATTGACCTTTCTATTTATTCACCTCCATTTGCAGGATTGTATAATTACAGCTCTAGTGAACATGATTTTAGTAATTGTGAAAGCAAAGAACAATTTTTAGTTCAATACGAATATTTAGTAAAAGAGATTTCAAGGGTAACAAAAGCCGGTAGAATTACTGCCGTACATTGCACGGATGTATTTGACAATACTTGTAGATTGTGGGATTTCCCTAATGAAATTATTAAAATACACGAAAGGCACGGATTTGAATATAGAAACAGAATTACAATATGGAAAGAACCTTTAAAAGTTC